AGCTCGTATGCCAGCGTTCTTTGAACATGCAAACACCAACCTCCCACAATATGCTTGAGGCCATCATCGGCCCAACCATAGGTTCTATACAGATAGAACTAGAAGAAACTTTCCCACCCGTTAATCCACATCCGAAACAAGACCTTGGTTCTATTATGTATCAAGCTGGTCAACGTTCGGTGGTCGAGTGGTACAACAAACGAATTAGTAAAGATGAAATCTAATGGCTAGAAGAGGACGTCGATCTCGTAGTAAACAGAGATCAAGAGGAGCTGGATCTAGAAGTAGTAAGGCTAAGAGTAGTAAGAGTAAGAGTAAAAATTCGAGAGGCTCTGGTGCTAAAGGTGGTAACAAAGGTAAGAGTAGCAGTAAGAGTAAGAGTAGCAGTAAGAAGTCGTCAAGTAAAAAGAAGGCGACGACAAGAAGAAGTGCTCCTAAGAAAAACAAACGTGGCAGTGGCGTAAGTCAACAGAAAAAGCAAGCAGCTAAGACAGTCAAGAAGGTTGTCTCTCAAGCTACAAAGCCACAAGCAGCTCAGGCTAAAGCACCTACACCTAAAAAAGCTCCACCTAAAAAGGTAACTGCTCCAAGTGCTACAAAAAGTATACAACAAAAGGCAGCAGAAAGACACGCACAATTTAAGAAGACGGGCGTGCAGACCTACGGCGGTACACGTAACGTCAACTCTTACAGCAAGAGTGAGTTAGATAAGCTACAGTCCTATGCTAGAACTGAGGGTAAGACATTTGGTATGACAATAGGTCAGCCTAATGTTAAGTATCCCGGTAAGACAGGCATGGAAAAACTGCCAGCAGATCAAGTTCCAAACGCTGATGGTCTCGTAATGAACAGCGTTGGACAGTATGTCACACCAGCACAGCTAGCTAAAGATGACGCTGACGCTGGACCAAGCATCGGTAGATCTATAGCAAGTGGTATCAATACTATTAAAAATAATGTTGTACCGTTTGGCAGACGAATACCTGATCTGAAGACAGACTACACAGTAGCACAGGAAGCTAGACTTAAAGCTACTACTCCATACAAAACTGGACAGCGTACAAAGACAGGTGCTATTGCTGGAAGAGGAAGTAGTAACAACATGCAGATACAACAACCTACTGCTCCAACTCGAGAGTCAGTTGAACAGTTAGCTGCTATGTCAGACTCCTTACCTCCTGATTCAATTCGTGATACACCAACACCAGAACAAACTACACCAACCCCTAATACATTGATACAACCAGAAAGATTTATAGATGTTGGTGGTGGTCGACAGGTATCAGCTGATAACATGTCAGACTATCTGGCATCGCTACGCAACACATGGGATCAACAGTCCCAAGCATACCAGTCACAGATAGGTACACTACAGGGACAGGTAGGAGGATTTGAGTCACAAGTCGGCGGACTACAGAATCAGATCGGAGGATACCAAGGTCAGATAGGTGATTATCAATCTCAGATCGGAGGATACCAAGGTCAAGTCAGCGACTTTGAACGTACCATAGCAGACTACCGTCAACAGGTAGGTGGTTATGAATCATCACTCGGTGATTACAGAAGTCAAGTCAGCGGATTGCAGTCAGACATTGGTGGGTACAGAGATCAAATCGGTGGACTACAGTCAGACATTGGTGGTTACAGAGGACAGATAGGACAGCTACAGTCAGACATTGGAGGCTATAGAGGACAGATAGGTCAGCTGCAATCAGACATTGGTGGCTACCAAGGTCAGATAGGTAATCTTCAAGGTGACATTAAAGGTCTACGAGGAGATATAACAAACTATCAAGACCGAGAACGTCAAGCTAGAGAGATGCAGATACAACAATCACAACGTCAACGTGTAGCACAATCCTATGGTATGGGTAAAAAGAAAGCTAAAGTTGGTGGTGTGAAGACAGGTAGAATAGAAGAGATGGCTAGAGGAATGGGACCACGTGCCGCATTCAATAGATCTGGCTTACGAATATCATCATTAAACATATAGAACAATGACAGCGAAATCTAGGTATGACATTTTATCAAGTGATCGTTCCCAGTTTCTAACCGAAGCAGAAGATGCAACCAAACTTACTCTACCTTACCTTATAAGAGGACATGAAGATTACTCTAAAGGTATGAAACAACTCAAGACTCCATGGCAAAGTGTGGGAGCTAAAGGTGTAGTAGCCTTAGCTTCCAAGCTTTCTCTTAGTTTAGTACCACCACAAACTAGCTTCTTTAAGCTACAGCTAGACGAGTCACAGTTAGGAGAAAACTTTGGACCAGAAATAAAATCAGAACTTGACTTATCATTTGCAAAGATAGAACGTACCATCCTTGATGCTATCGCAGCATCAGATGATCGTGTAGTAATACACCAAGCATTACAACATCTCGTTGTAGGTGGTAATGCTCTTATCTTTATGGGCAAGGCAGGGCTGAAACTATTTCCTCTGAATCGCTACGTTATAGAACGAGACGGCAACGGCGAAGTGATTGAAATTGTCACGAAAGAAAGAATCAACAAAGATCTTATACCAAACTATGAACCTCCTAAGAATGAATATCAGGATGTCGTAGACGGTGAAGAAGATGAAAATGAAATTGATGTCTACACGCATTGCAAGCGTGATAACAATAGATTTATATGGCATCAAGAAATCAACAACAAACGACTTAAAGGATCAGAAAGTAAAGCACCAGTAGATGCTACACCATGGCTACCACTACGTTTTAACACAGTAGATGGAGAAGCATATGGTAGAGGTAGAGTCGGACAGTTTATAGGAGATCTTAAATCTCTTGAGGCATTGTCCCAAGCTATCGTAGAAGGCTCTGCTGCAGCAGCTAAGGTTGTCTTTACTGTCTCACCATCTAGTACTACAAAACCACAGACACTAGCACAAGCTGGTAACGGAGCTATAGTACAGGGTAGACCTGATGACATAGGCGTGATACAAGTTGGTAAGACAGCTGACTTTGCTACGGCATTGCAGCACATGCAGACACTCGAGAAGCGATTGAACGAAGCGTTCCTCATACTGTCAGTAAGACAGTCAGAACGGACGACAGCTGAAGAGGTACGTATGACACAGATGGAACTAGAGCAACAGCTTGGCGGCCTTTTTGGACTGCTTACAGTTGAGTTCTTAGTACCATACTTAAACAGAAAACTGAGTGTATTCCAGAAGACAGGTGAGATACCACGTATACCTAAAGGTATGGTCAAGCCTATCATCGTAGCTGGTATAAACTCATTGGGTAGAGGACAAGATGTACAAGCACTTGGACAGTTCTTACAAACTATTGCACAGACAATGGGACCAGAAGCTATTGCTACATACATAAATGCAGAAGAGGTTGTGAAAAGATTAGCAGCAGCTCAAGGTATTGATGTACTTAATTTAGTTAAGAGTATGCAAGAGGTACAAGAACAACAGCAACAAGCTAGTGCACAAGAAGCAGAGATGGAAGCTATTAAGCAGACACCTAACTTGATGAAAGCTCCTATGATGGACCCAACTAAGAATCCACAATTAGCACAACAACAACCACCACAATAATATGGCAGAAACATTAACATATGAAAACCAGCCAGAAGTAACAAGTGTAGATAACCTCAATGCTGATGAGCAAGACTCTCTCAAAGTTGGAGAACAGATGCAGGCAGCAGAGGATAATTTACTTGCTGGTAAGTATAAGAATGCTCAAGAATTAGAGCAAGGTTATATTGAATTACAAAAGAAACTAGGTACTGAACAAGAAGAGACTGAAGAGCCTGTAGCTGAATCAGAAGCTGATGAAGCAGAGGAGTCAGATGAAGAGTACGATGAAGACGGTAGCATACTTGATGAGTTATGGGAGTACGAGCTTAACAATGAAGAGTTTCATGAAGACGCTGTTGCAGAACTTCAAGAGATGGACCCAGTTGAGCTTGCTAACATGCACATTGAGTACCGTAAACAGGTAGAAGAACAGGGAGTTGGAGCTAAAGACTTTACAGAATCTGAAATGTCTGAGCTCAAAGGAGTCGTAGGTGGTGATGAGAACTACCAGAACATGCTCGAGTGGGCAGGCTCTAACCTTAACCAACAAGAGATAGACATGTTCGATGCAGTCATGCAGAGAGGTGATGCTCTTGGTGCATTCTTTGCAATCAGATCCCTCGCGTATAGATATAATGACGCATCAGGATATGAAGGTAAGATGCTTACAGGTAACGCACCTAAGACAAGCGGCAGTCAGTTCCGTAGTCAACAAGAAGTCGTACAAGCTATGTCCGACTCACGCTATGAAAGCGACCCAGCATATCGTAAAGATATAATGGACAAACTCGAAAGATCTAACGTTAAGTTTTAACTATGCCTAAAGTCAACGGAAAAAAATATCCCTACACAGCAGCAGGGAAGAAAGCTGCTAAATCCGCCGCCAAAAAAACTGGGAAAAAAATTAAGAAAGGTTACTAACCATGGCAAGAACTGCTGACGATTTACTCACAGCGTTTAGACTAGGTAAGGAGTCGCAGCGTAACTTTGGTATGCAAATTTCTAAAAAGAAACCGACCCCCGGTGAAGGGGGTTCACCTTACCAACCATATAAACCTAAACCATCTGGTCCATACTCACCTCCACCACCTAGACCTAAACTTGCAGGGGCTCCTTACAGTTTAAACCCACAAAGGATGATGTTACCTGATGGCAGGCTAGAGTATGCTCCGCTAAACCTAAGAACCGATGAGCAAAAACAAAACATGCACATGCAAATCTATGGTGGTAAATGGAATAAACCTATCAGGTAATCATGGCTAAGAAAAGAGTAAGAAAAAGAAACGTCAGTCTCCGCATCGGCAAACACAAGAGCCGTAAGGGAGGACTGACTGCAGCCGGTAGAAGGAAATACAATAAAGCTACTGGCTCGAACCTCAAGGCTCCACAGCCCGGAGGGGGTCCACGCAAGAAATCCTTCTGTGCAAGATTCAGAGGGATGAAAGGTCCGATGAGAAAAAACGGCAAGCCTACTCGTAAGGCTCTTGCCATGCGACGATGGAAATGCTAACATGGCTAAACGCGGATTATACGCAAACATTCACGCCAAGAGAAAGCGGATAGCCGCTGGCTCTGGTGAGAAAATGAGAAAGGTGGGTTCTAAGGGAGCTCCCACCGCCGCTAACTTTACACGGTCAGCGAAAACAGCAAAACCTTACAAGAAAAAATCACCCAAATCAAGAAGAAAATGACAGACAAACTAATTAACATTTATCCAAACGAAACTCCTCCAAGAGTTATCGAAAACTATCCAATTAACAAACATCCAATCATGACAAACGAAGCAGAAAGATTCAATGGCTGGGCAGCAATGCTTGGTTTCGTAGCAGCAATAGGTGCTTACGCAACAACAGGACAAATCATCCCCGGTATATTCTAATGGCAGCTATCTCAGTAACAAGAGGTAGTCAAACTTCCAACTGGCAGAGCTTCTGTGAGTGGGTTACAAGCACAAACAACAGACTATATGTAGGTTGGTTTGGTGTCTTGATGATCCCTA